AGTTGATCTTTTACTATTCCTGCATCCAGCATGACCTGTTCAAATGAGCCAACTAAGGCATCCCTCATAGCCGGACCAGCTACTGACGCTTGCTCAACTATGCTACTCAGGGCAATGCCAATATCCACCGGAAGCTCTGCGCCAGCTTGTGATGCACTAGCATTTAGTTGGTCAAAGGACTTTTGAAGATGAGGTGGCAAATTACCAATAGCTTCTTGCAAGCTACTTCCGGACTCAGTCAATACAAACATAGAATCTGAAACATCCATAGCAGCCGCGTAAGCTTTTCGGCCAGCGTCTGACTGGAGATCAAGCCCCTCTACATAGGAACGGAACTCATCCCTGGTATCTATGACCGCGTCCCCGGTGAACCCAATTTGATCGTTAAACAACTTCACAGCCGCCGAAGATGATGCGAGCGCTAAACTTGATCGCTCTTGTTCGCTATAGAACTTTGTCACATAGGATTTATTTGCCTCATTGAATTTGTCTAGACTGCCCATCAAATCAATCAATCCAGAAGCGGCCTCCCTAGCTCCTGGTGCCGTGGCATCGAATTTTAAGTTAAGAGAAGCTGTTGCTTTAGCAACCTCTGAAAATGCCAACCCCTGCTTGCGCGCGGCTTCCGCCGAGGCTTGGACAGATTCTGCTCGTAAAACTTCCGCCTGAGCAACGCCGACGAACGCATCATCAACTAGCAATATTTTCGAAGCAAGCTCAGCTCCTGACAATGTTGACTGATCAATTGATTCGTACAGTTTAACCAATCCCTCTTTTGATGTAACAGACGAAAGACCAAGCCCTTCAACCTCTTGATTGAACTCTCCAATTCTACCGTAAGCTACTACCAGTGCATCGCCCTGCTTTTGAGCCGCGCTGTAAAAATTATCAGAAAAATAAGCCGCTTCGCTAGAAAATTGATCAAGCCCACCCATTAGCAGCACAATAGAGTTAGCAACATCATCAGCTTTCGGGCTGGTTTCGTCAAAACGCCCGTTTAAGTCGTTTATTATCTGCGCTACCGACTGCGTGGTTTCAAGCTGTGCTTTCAACGCATCCTCATGAGCAATGATGGCGTTCATCGTCTCAACCGATACGTCAGCCAGGTTGCCGCCTGCGTTAACCCATTCGTTCAACTGATCGCGTGTTGTTATAGCGGTATTACCAAGACCGTCAGACTGTTCGATTAAACCCAGCAATCCGTCACGCATACGCTTACCCGATTCGGTTGACGCATCTTGCGAGTTAATCAAATCTCGGATGGCAGATTCATTGACCTGATAAAGGCCTGTGTTTGTATCCAGTGTCACGCCAAGCTGTTTAGCTGCAACACCTACCGTGCCCATGGATATGTGGTAGTCCTGCAGGGCCTGCATTGAAATGTTGACAACACCTTCGCCACGCCCGATGGATTCGTTGAATGTGTCGAGTGTTCGCGTATACCCGTCCAGCGCCAGATTGGCCCGATCGGCGGCAGGTACGAATTCATTGTTGTAGAGCGTCAACTTTTCAATGGCCGCCGCTGCACCGCCAGATGCTTCGACAAAATTATAAGCAGCCACACCAGCAGCATCAAACGATTCGGGCAAGTCAATACCCACGGCGCGCATGAGCGGTGCAACCTCGTTGCTCGCTATGGCCAGAGCGCCAAATGCCGCGCCAACGTCCTCAAGTGATGAGACTATCGGATCGACAGCTTCCAGAATCACGGCCTGCATCTCCGGGCCCAGCTTGCGAAAAGCGTCACCGTACCCTTCGCGAAATTCCTGCTCAATAGCGGCGGCTAGAAGCTCCCCGGGCTCGCCGCCTTTGAGTCTGTCAATCGATATAGAAAACCCGTTCATGATCTGGTCCGCGCCTTCTATCCCAAGGGCCTCTGACTGAGACACAAGCGCAGAATTCATGCTGTCAAACGTGGCCTGAATACTGGCAAGTAGTAGCGGATCGATTTCTTTAGTGAGCACTTGTGACGCGGTACCACGCCACAACGAACGCTCTTTCTCGAAATACTCAATACCCTTGCCCGTCAACGCACCATCAGTAAACGCAATCTCGAAGCCTTGCTCGACTCGCTCCCATGCACCGCCGAATGCCGAGCCTATTGCAGCGCCCAGAACTGGACCCATGACGGTCATAGATCCAACCAGACCGCCGATAGCTGCCTTGCCATCGTCAGCAGCGTTAAACAGCCGACCAAGCTCCTCCCCTAGATGATACGATCCTACTGCAAGTGCCGCCGCACCTACGCCTGCCGCTGCAACACTGCCCGCAGCCGCTGCGAACGATCCGAGTGCAGTAGTTGTGCCTGCGGTAGCGCCTTGTGCGGCAGTCATGCTGCCGGTGAATGACGGTGTAAGGCCGAGGAACTGCGAAACACTATTGCCCATGCCTGTGAGTGTGCTGGTTGTATCGGACCCGAATTTAGACATTACGCTGCTAGCATTAGCCAGTATTCCACCAAGACCGTCAGCAAAACCACCGTCGCCCATGCCGAGAAAAACCATGATTTTATTGGCGGCAAACGTGTCGATTTTCTCCTTGAGCCAGTCCTTCATGAACTTGCCCATGTCGGAGAACACGTCTTTGATAGAATCGGCGTTGGTCAGCGAGCCAACCAGAGTGTCGTAAAACTCTCTCTGAAAAGCCATGTTATTGGCCGTCTCTATCGCATTGGTGGCCTGCGCCGATGAATAGCCTTCCATCATCAGGCGAGCGTGATCAGCGGCGTCTGCACCTTGCGTTACTTCGATGTTTTGCAGGTACTGCGCATCCTTCTGGCTCTGGATCGCATCTTTGACTCTGCCCGCGTTCTGGATCTGCTCGGCCAGTTGCTCGTTAGTGCCACGCAGAGCAACTTCAGTCTCGGCAGCCTCGCGATTCCACCCCTCTGTCATCAATCGCAACACGTCAGCGGCTTGCGCGCCGTCCTGCAACTCGGTGACGAGAATAGCCTGCTCAATAGCCAGGTCTCGAGTCGTGCTTGTGATCGTCTCGCTGACTCGGATTCGTTCGCGCAGCAGCTCGTTGCTCGACTTCAGCGTGGCGGCAGTCACGGCATCTGCTTTGCCCCAGCCTTCCGTCTCGTGGCGCATGACATCAGCGGCAAAAGCACCGTCTTCAAGTTCGGTGGTCAGTATGGCCTGCTCTTCTTTCAGGTCGCTGATAATCCCGTCAACCCGCTCCATCATTTCTGACTTTTCGCGCAGTGCCTCAATGGTCTTTTCAGATGCGATCCGAAAGTCTATCTCGGCGCCCTCAATCCCTTCATATTGCAGCTCGAGACGACGCGCCGCCTCCTCGCCCTGCGTGTACATGGTGTACTGGACGTTAAGTGCCTCAGCAACTTTGTCAGATGCTGTTTTTACAGTCTCTGCAATGTCCTCTACCGTTTTCTTGATCGGCACGTTGCTCGCCGCCAATCCATCAGCCAGGCGCTGACCAGTGGCCGCACCGTGATCCTCCATCAGCGCCATGTGTATCGGGCTGCCGACCTCACTGGATACCGTCTGGGTGATCTCACGCGCACTGTCTTGTATAGATCCGCCGTCTTTCAAACCTCCGGCGTAGGCATCAGCTGTGCCTTGTCCGAAGTTTCTGATGTCATCAATAAACTGACCGCTGCTGAGCCAATCGGCAAATTCTTTTGCAGCATCTTTGGCGCCTGTCCACATGCCAGACCACCACTCGCTAAATTCATCCCAGTTGTCATAGATCACGTACGCTGCAATACCGATAGCGTATACGGCTGCTGTTATTGGGTTGGCCAGCACCGCAGTATTTAAGCCAATTAGCGCCTTTGATACAAGACCAAAAGCTCCGGCAAGCAATCCAATTGTTAAGTGAGTCCCCCCGATTGCCATCATCCCTGTTGCAATGCCGCCTAATAACGGACCAGAGCGACCCAGCGAAGAACCTATCTCATCAAACCCATCAACAATGCCGCGCAGCAAAGGATATATCGACCGCTCACTACTCTGAAAATCATCAGTGAAGCCATTCCATTGCAGTTTCAGCTCTGCAACTTTTTCAGTCACCGGTCCTATAGCCTTTTCCATGGCCTCAGCCACGCCGACAAGCAAGCCAGACCAAGCACTGGCCACGCCCAGAGATTCATCAATGCCGCCAATCGCAAGCAACGCCTGATTTTTAATCAGCGTCCACGCCTGTCCGGATTTCACCGGCAGCTCGTTAAAAAGCCCATCGATTGCTACGCCCTGCCTAAGCAGCGCATCAACCACGATGTCAGCCGTCAGATCGCCAGCCTCGGCCATCTCTCGAAGCGAGCCCACGGGTACGTCAAGTCCTTCAGCGAGCTGCAATGCCAGGCCGCGCCCGTTCTCCATGATGGAATTGAATTCATCACCACGCAGCACACCAGAACCCATGGCCTGGGAGAATTGTTGCAACGCCGCCGTGTGTTCGCCGGTAGCGCCACCGCCAACCTTTAACGCCTTGGATACCAGCTCGGTAACCCGCAACACTTCTTCCTGCGAGCGGCCCATTTCATCAAGCGATGGCGTCATGCTGGTGTAGAGTCGCGAGATATCTTCAAGCGGTGTTCGTGCATCTTTTGCAGACTGAGCCAGAGCCGACTGTGCAAAAGCCATATCCTCGGTACTGTCAGTCACGATGCCAATACCGGCGTTCATGCTCTTGTATCGGTCTGAGAGATTCACGAATACGCCGAGAGTTGCACCGATAGCGGTTGCCGCACCTAGCGCGGCAAGTCTTATTTTCGTAAAAGTCTGTGTAAACGATGCACCGGTGGTGTTGCCTTTTTTCATTGCATCATCAGCCTTGCCAGCCTCTCGGGAAAAATCACCGAAATCATCTGACACTCTGTCGATGCCCATCTTACCCAGAGAACGGCTAGCATCATTGGCGCTATCGGTTATGTCGTCAAACGTAGCGTCGACATTTGTGTCGTCGATCAACTTTAATGCTGTGCCGGTTTTCGTGGCGCTCCCAGTGGTTGAGTCCAGTGCAAGCGCTGCGCGGGTATTGCCGATCGCCACAAGCTCATTACCCGCCTTGTCAGCAGCACCGGTGACACCACCGAACGACGTGGCCACGCTATCGTTGGCAGCTTTTAGCCTGCTAAATGATGTGTCTACGCCTTCTGCTGCTGATTTGAGCTTGCTGAAGTGCGAATTACTATCCAGAGCCTTCAGCGATTGAAACAACTTGTCACTGCGATTCTCCAACGCAGCCAACACTTTTTCAGCCTTCTCGGCCTCGGTGGTGTTGATCTTGATCTGGATGTTGGCTGCGTCAGACATTATTTCTCTTTGAAACGTTTGAAGAACGAGCCAACTACTGATTCGTTCTTGCTTTCAATATCCTCAGGTGAAACATCTGGCGTGTACGGCTGCTCGCAGTCTTTCTTGCTCGCTTTCTGAGCCATCGAGTCACGAGTGATGGCAAGCATAAGAAGCGTCTCCGCATCCCATGCCTGCCGCTCTCGGTTAGTGACTCGAAACAGGCTTTCGATCATGACCGGGCATGGCTTTGCAAGCAGATTCAAATCCTCAAGCAAGTAATCCCCGTAACGAACTGACGGGTAAACCGGCTCATCAACGGCATCTAATCGGGTTGCGTCTCCTTCTCCGGGGCTTCCTCGGTACCACTCTTGCTGTTCAACAAACTGGATAAGGTCTGCCCTTGCCCCGGCAAAAAATTTGCGCTTTTCACCACCTCATTGTTGACGACAACAGCGAGATCCGAAACCTCGGTAAACAAATTGCGAAGCCGGTGCTTCTCGTTTTCACGATCCACATCAGGCAGTGCGTCGATATCGTCAAACTCAATGATGTCAGGCTCGTCATCGCCCGCGTCCACGTAGGCGCTGACAACAATACTAGACAGTCGCCGAGCAAGCACACTGACGCTCTCCTTGAACGTGAAATCAGCCGCGCCCTTGTTCTTGCGTTTGGCCTGCGCGGTTTCTTGCTCCACGGCGCTCTGATAAGCACGCGACTTCTCGCCGCGAATAGTGATGTGCTGCCTGCGGCCGTTGGCCATTGCCGGGTCACCGGTAGCGAAGTCAAAAAGCTCGATTCTATGAACAAGGTCGGCTGATTTAGTGTTTTTGTATCGTCCAAAGCCCATCGTATTTTTCTCTCGTTGTTAAAAGGATCGAGGGGTAATTACTCCCCTCTAGCGGTTGTTTTTACAGGCCGCCTACCCCTGCTGAGAGTCGGCGTCATCGGTCAACTGTCGGTGACTTAGGCGTCAACCGGCAGAGTTTTGGCAATCATCTCGATCTTGAACTTCTGCTTGTCTTGCGGTGCGCCACGCATCTTGGCAGCTGACACGAGCTTCATCTTGCACCACAGCTTGTCAGTGCCGTTGGGTTCTGTGATAACCAGGACTCCCGGCGTGTCTGCGACCAGCATGGTGTTTGCCAGCGCGATCAACGCGTCATAGCCGTTGGCTGCCTCATCATCGACAAGACCTGTGATGACCAGATTGCTGACCTCCAGCTGATCGGTATCACGCTGCTTGATCGCTGTGTTGTCATCGCAATAAACTTGCGGGTCATCGATAGTCCCGCGCATCAGCTCAAGACCGTCCATTGATTCGATCAGGCACTCGAAGCTGGTAGTTGCTACCGCCTCGGCCCCGGCCAGATCTTCGGTAGCTGGTGTGCCCGAGCCGATGTGCAGCAGCGTCTTTTTGTTCTTTACATAAGCCATGATTTAGCCCTCCGCGAGCTATGGGTTTGTTTACTTTTTGGTGGTTTTCTTAGCTTTTGGAGAGGCAATAACGGTCCATCCGTTTTGCTTCATGTATTCCACTTCACTGGGCGAGAATGGAGCCTGCTTACCTGATTTGCTTTTCATCAGGACTTTGGGATCTTTGGTATTGCACATGGTTATCTGGCCTCGAAATAGATAAGAGCGGATGTATAAAACCATCCGGGTTTTTCACTTTTCAGCGCGCCTTTAATGTTCGCAGGATCAGGTGTTTCGATACCTTCAAACTGCAGCTGTTCAGGGAATAGCGCTACGATCTTCTCGGCCTCTTTCATTGGGCCGCTCACGCCGTAACCATCAGGCGCGTACACGTTGGCCAGGATGAAGCCCGAACGAAGAACGCTGTCGCAATAGACCCGCTCCCGGCTATCCAAGGGTACAATTGAGAGCACGATATATGGCTGATTGTTGGCGTGGTATGAGCCATCGCCAGAGTGTTTGGTGATAACGGGCAGCAGTCCAGATTCCGCCGTTACTCTGGAGAAAATCGCGTCTTGTATCTCACTGAGCAGCATTGATGGCCTCGTCTAGCAATTGAGGAAATGCCGCTGCCGCCTTGGCAAACATCAGATGTCCAGCTTCACGCTCTTGTGTCCATGCGTAAGGCAGGTCGTTGGATATGTAAATCGTATCTCCCTGCTTGTAGCGGCTTGCAACCGCTGCCGCTCTGCCTTTCGATATTTGCTCAGCACCGCTCACTGCGCCAAACGCGTACACGGGCGCTATGACCACAGTTAGATCAGGTGAGTTAAAGCCCAGTCGAGTAGAGGCCCGCAACTGGCCGGAGAATTTGGGAGACGCATCCACAACAACGCCAACCGTTGACACTGACGCCTGCTGGATGGCTTCAGGGATCACGTCACGTGTTTTGGATATCAGTACGCTTAACTCGTTCATAGCCCGCCCGCGCCGGTGACGTCAGCAGCTATCTGCGCCACCCGGTCCTCAGACAATCGCAACTCACTAATCAGTCGAGATACTCGTCCGGCTAGTGCCGTGTCAGTAACCCAGCCAAGCGCACTCAGCCGCAATGCAGTGCCAGCGCTATAAGCAGTACCGGCAAACGTCACAGCATCACTCAGATATACCCACTCACCGATGACACCCAGCGGAGCTGTGACAGGACCGTCAGTGCTCTTGTAGCCTGATAGCGGCCCGATATTGCCGATCATGCTCGCACCGTCGCCTGTTTCAAATACGCGTGGCATTAGCTGGACTCCTGCACGAGCAAGTCAACCGGCTGGTTAGACCAGAACGAAATAACAGCGCCTTCGAAGCGCATCCACTCGTTCGCCGGCATCTTGAAATAATCCATTGCCTCCGAAGGTGCAGCATCGCCGGCAAAAATGAATAGATCGAAATCAGATCGGTTTTGAATCTGCACGCGGGTACCAGGCACTATCGCTGTCAGCCCGTAGAGATCCTGCGGGGTTTTTGATGCTTGGACCTTCATCAGCGCGTCTGGATCTCGTAATAAATCGTTGTCACGCCGTCCGGACGAAAAGGCTTGATGTGGACGATAGTGCGCTGCGTGCCGGTGTCAATCATGTGCGTGCAGTCTTCCAGATCAATCAAAGCGGATACGAAAAACATCAGGTCGTCTGCGCGCACGTCATTGCTGAAGTCAGCTTTCCATTCCCCGGGGAATACAAAAGCCTTGCCGGTCTCTGTGTATTCGCCTGGAGGGTCCCAGTCGTTGACACGCGCGCCTTTCTTGCCGAAGCTACACTGGTAGCCGTCCTCTTCGAGATCGCGTGCGAATTCAATCGCGTCCTGTGCGTAATCAGCGGATGCTGCAGCGGTAGCCATCAGCGGGCAAGCTCAACTACACCGGAATCGCCAGCGCACAACAGCGGCTTGAGCAGTGCATAGGCCATCGGTATTCGCTTCAGCATTGACAGCGTGTCAGTGCCAGATAGTTCGTCGTTGACTTCCCACTCTTTGACAATCGCAGAACGGCCGACGCCCTTTTTGGTCAGTGTCTTGTCATCAGACACAGCGGCAGGATTAAAGCCACCGCCGTTTGCACTCATGGCGTAGGCAATGAAGCACTGTGCTTGATCGGTAGCGCCTTCAACGCATAGCTCAATTGTTGACAGAAACGATAGCGACAACGCGAGCAGCCGAGCCTTATCATCATCATCATCGACTGTATAGCCGTAGGTGGTGAGAAAAGTGTCGAACTGCTCGGATGTTGCTGCTGTGACGTCCATTACGCGTCAGCTGCGATCTCGTAAGCATCGTCAGGCCGATCAGCAACATAGGCCTCTGCATCCTCGCGGGACACGTTGGCCTTGCTTGGTCGCTTGCCGCGAACGCCGTCAGTGAGCTTGTAGACGTCAAACAACTCAGACTTATCACCTGAGTCGTCAGCATCCACAACACCGCCAGCCGCCTCGAACGCCGTGGTAAACCGAGTCAGCTTGCCATCAGCGCCACGCGTAGCCCAGCTAGTGCCGACCATGATCACCTTTGAATAATCAAGACTCATGGTTTAGCCCTCTACTGATTCAACAGCAACAAACGGGCTCTGCTTGGCTGCGACCTTCCGATCCCAGTTTGCAGGTAGTGCGGTTTCGGCCAGGTTGCGAGACACGCCAGCCTGAGAGGCTTTGGTGTAATCCCAGCCAGACGGATGCCACAGGCCACCGACACGACTGATTACCTCAGTCAGACCAGCACCGTGGCCCTTCTTTGCGTCACGGTCGTACTCAAGCGACTGCATACCATTGGCGTTCATGTCGATCATGGCCTCAACGAACATGCCGGACATGGCGAACACAGTGGTCGATACCATAGTGCCAGCAACATCGACCGGTGCGAGAATGTCATCAACGTGGACGCGCATACCGTTCCATGTTGAGATATTCAGGCCGGTGTCTTCTTCCTTCACGATCTCGATCTGGCCGGACTTCACACGCGCTGCATAGACCTTTGAGTTCATGAACGCGTGGTTCATCTCATCAATCATGGAGTCGCCACGCTTGGCCAGTGCATCAACCGCTGAGTCAAAGTCAAACGCCGTCGCGATTGTTTCGATCAGGTCGCCAGAGTCGTTGGCCTTGTTATCCGCAATCATGCCCTGGAGCATGGCGAACGCTTGGCGTTGCTTGAATTTATCCCAGTACTTGGACAAGTATGAAATGAGCGCTTCAAGGCCATCATTCTCATTGGCGTGAGCACGCAATACCTTGACAATGGATTTTTCAGCGAACGCTACGTTGGGGAATATGACGGCAGCGCGGAACATTTCCTCTGAAATGCCCTGAGGAATTATGTCAGTATCGCTGTCATCCCCATATGAAGGTTCTAAAAATTCCGGCTCCACAAGATAGTCGACTTCAACAGTCGTGCCTTTCTTCATTCCGGAGATGGTGGCGGAGATTTCGGCATCAGTGCCAAAGATGCCAGAGCTGACAAACGACTGTTTTTCAGCGGACTCTAGTATATCGCCTGCGGTAATCAGGTCGTGGCGGATAATATCCGCAATAGTGATGGCAGCCATTAGGCGAGCCTCCGATAGTAGATTGATGAAAGTTGTTAAACATTCAACACGAATCCACGTATCGGCTCACTGAATCCACAGTGAAGCAAGTTTTAGAAATGCTACTACTCTTTTGAATAAAGTGCAACTGCACGGCTGTATAGAATTACAGCCGCGACAATTAATCAAACAAAGAAGCAATCGTCTTTTGGCGGAATCCATTTGCCATGCTTTTTGCAACCGTGCACCCAGCTGGAGATAGTGCCAGGAGATAAGTCATAATGGGCGCCCGCGGCTTTCACACTTTCAAATACCCTGCCCCCGACGCTGACTCGTTTCGCTGCCAGTCCGCAAGCCCTCTTCAGCTTTATGGGTTCAAGTCCTAAGTGCTTCCAAGCACTGCCAGTTGCAATGCGGTTTACATTTGCCGTTGTTGTGAGATATCTTTTTGCGATTTCTTTCGCAGCCTTCCCAGATGCGCGCTCCTTGTGAATCATGCGCACCTCGCACTCGGTTAATTTTGAAGAACCACAGTCTTCTCCAAGATTCATCGTTCCATCGCAATACCTTTGTGCTACTTTCTCGTCACGCATCTGTTAAGTCTCAGTTAATGGATGTTAGTCTCACCACCTCGCTGCAAACTTGGTGGTGAGGCGTCTATTATACCGCTAAATCAGGCCAGACCAGCTGCACGCTTGCGCTGCTCAAACTTCGACACATTCCCGCCGCTGCCGCCATTGCCACTACCAGAGCCGCCGGATGCCTTGGATTCAAACAGGTAACCGTAGTCCGGGTTGCCTTGTATCTGCTCCAGCTTGCCCGCCATGTCCAGCTTCTCGCCTTTCACGCGGATGTAACTGCCGTCCTTACCCTTGTAAAGTATCTCACCCTCTTCCAGGACGGCGTCAACGCGCAGTAGTCGCTCGATGTCATTTCGAGCAATGGGTGACGCTGCCTTGAACGATGGCATCTTTTCAGTAAAAACACGGATGAACTTGGTTTCCTCGGATACCTGGTCACGCTCTTGCTCAACCGCGGCTTTTTCAGTTTTCAAAGTGTCGACTGTTGTTTCCAGTCCAGCGATATCAGCCTCCAGAGTCCGGATCCGCTGATCTTTCACGGCATCGCCTTTTGATGCGTCTTTCATGTGCTCGGTAACGAGCTCATTGGTTACTTCCTTGTCAGCAGGCAGGCCCAGCGCGTCACGCACGATCTTCAGCTGTGACTTTGCCGCGTCGCGCTTAACGATCGCGTCATCGAGTTTGCCCTGCAGCTCTGGGTTGGCGACCTTGCCCTCAAGCTCTGTGATTTCGGTGGATAGGTTGTCCACCTTGTCGATCAGACCTTGGATGAATGCCTTGGCGGCTTCGCGGTGCTCTTCTGCGAGCAATGCAAGTAGTTTCTCTAGGTCCATCGTAGTGCCTCTATTTTATGAAATTGTGTCTACAGGATTGGTAAAAGTTACCCAGCGTGGAGCGCCAGCAATACGGCAACTGTCGAAACTTGATTCGTCATCGTCTGACTCGCGCCAGCTATCCCACTCGTTTACGCGATCGCAAGGAATTAAATACCAATGACCATCATCATCTTGGTCGAGAAAGTAACGCTCATTCATTCAATGCCCAGCTCCTCGAGTGTAAATAGCTTGGCCCTCTCGTATTGGCTGTACGAATTGATAGGCAATCTTCCGGCTTTGTATTCTTCGAATCGAACAGGTCCTAAAAGCTGCCTTTTCAGCTCGTCATCGCTGTCATTAAACTGGGTGATGAAATCCCGCGTGTCATCTGGCTCACTGGTTCGAAATTCAAGGTACGAACGGCAACGGTGTATTACGCGCTGGGTACGCGGCGGACGCTCCGGTATCGCGCTATATGGCTTTGGCCACGACTGTCCCATGTAGCCCGCGCACACCGTGGTCTGCCGCTCGTCCAGCACGCCCACGTTATAGAACCTGCCCTCACGGCCGACGGCAAGTAATGAGCGAGCATAACCCCTGACAGATGATCCAATGTTCTTGTAGGTCGTCAATAACTGAACCTGTCTGCGCTTTTTCAGCGCTGCCAGTTGCCCGTCGTACTCCTCGGTTGTCCAGTCATTGCGGATCCGCCGATCAATCAGGTCATCATGCATCCGCTTTGTGTTCTGGCGGCTGCGTTTGATCGTCTCAATAATCGAGAACCCGCCGACATCAATCTTGGGGAAGAACTTCTCCCTGATTGCTTTCAGCGGTGACTTAATCCAATCAGGCAGCCTCATTGGTCACCAATGGCCTTATCAGCAAGCTTCAGGTTATTCAGCACATCCTTGGCCACGGCATCAATCAGCTCCTCGTCAGCGTCACCCAGCGCCTCGGCTGTAACAGCCTTGAGCCGGAGCTCGTGCTGCTTTGGCGCAAGCCCCAGACGCTGACACTCGACATCCGTGGCGATCAGGTCACGCTGAAGCCTGTCCAGCACTGCTTTCTCGTAGGCGTAGGCCAAAAGCTCAAGCGAGCGGCCCTTGATCTCGAGCAGTAGGTTTTTATTCAAGGCACATTGCCCATCTGCAGCTCTGCATTCAGTATCTCCTGCTCACTATCAACACTGGATTTTATCAAATCCGCGTCTTTGGCGATGTCGAGCATGGTCTGTTTCGTGATGATGCCCGCGTCAAAAAGCCCTCGAACGAAGCTAAGCTGGCCGGCGTTGAATTCTGCCACGGTGAATTTCTTGTTCATCGTCACGCCTCCGTCGTACTCGACACCACGGAACAGAGCCATGAACTCAACTGCCTGGTTGAAAGCGTCCTCCATGGTGATGACCACAAACGGCAGAAACCCCAGTGATTTGCTCTCGGCATTCTCTGCCTGGGTAGCTGTTTTGTAGTTTGTGTTGGTCAGCACGCTGGCCGACATACGGGTGATCAGGTCGATGGTTGATTCGATCTTCTTCGTGGCGTGCTGAACGCCTGAACCGGTGGCCTCGGTGATCTCGATGCCTTCTTTGGTTTTGTCGTTGAACCGTCGCGCTCTGTCAGCCCCGATGAACACCTGTGCAGGCTTATCGCCGTCGCCCTGCTTGTCCTGAATCAACTCCCCGAAAAACTGCACATAAGGCGAGCATATGAAGTGAATGATATTGCGCTCGTCAGATTCTAGGTTGTACAGCCACAGGTTGTTGTTCGCGATGTCGATATACGGGTGCTTGTTAGCCGTCAGAACATCGATCTCTATCACTGGCAGGCCTTCGAACTTGTACTGCCACTCGCCGTCATCCGCCAACGCATAGCTATCAGTGGATGTCTCGATGTACTTCTCGCCGTAGCCCGTGCCACCATCGATCCATATTTTCTTACGGTACTTGCGCGTTTTGGCCTCGCCGTTTTCCAGTTCGTATTCTTCCTCGCCTTGAAAAGTAAATTCGAGAATATTGCCACTCATATCCTTCACAGGATCACCAATGACACGATTGATCGATATGTAGGTTATCGACGCCTCGTTGGTTTTCTGCGTGTCTGACTCAAGCTTAGGCGCGTCAATGAACAGGTACCCAATGCCATCGCAGCCGATGTTAGCCATAGTGTCGCCGATCAGTTGAGGCAGGAATTGCAACTGCTCATCATCGACTTTCGGCAGCTTACGTAGCGCTATGCCCGATGCGGCATTAATTGCGCTGGATACGAAGTTGGTGAACTTCGAGATGTAAGGTGATTTTCTATAATCGAATTTCAGATCGCTTTCAGTGGGGAACTGCTGCAGATATTGCTGCACCTCGGAGTCGAAGCAATTGCGCACCGTCAGCGCTTCGGCTTTTCGATTAGCCAGGATCGAACTGTCTTTCTTGAATTTGATTGCGGGCATTATATTAGTTCGTCCTGTAGCTCTTCGCTTGGCAGTGCCGGGCTGAATTGCGTGTACGTGGCGTAGCACGCACCGTCGATAGCGTGGTCATTCACTTTTATAGGTTCGTCCAGCGCATTGCCGAGACGATCCTTTGCCCATGTGTAGGTGTGCATTTCTTTGGCAAGGTTAGAGCTTCTCGCTGTAATGTGGATGTTAAAGCTCTTCACGAAGTTTATCCGGTCAATTCTGTTTGCTTTATCAGCGCCGCTGCATTTGAATCCTGCACGCTGTATTTCAAGAATTCGATCAGGCTCTGCACTGTCCGCGTAGCCTTTACCCTTCAACCCTTCTTGCCTCATCCTCGCTATCAGGTCAGTATTTGTCAGCCCTGACTGATAAATGCACTCATCCCAATACAGGTCGTTGCCGTTAATAAAGACGTTAACAGCGGCTGATGGCGCATTGAACCCAAAGTCAATGCCGTACCCCTCGAAGTCCCAACGAACGCCGTCAGGCACTTGCGGGCACTCGACCCAGTTTTCAAACACCAATCCCTCATAGACACCCCAGTGGCCCAAGGCGTAGATGTTGTAGTAAGTCCTGTTGGTTTCCCTCAGTCGCTCAAATACCGCTTTGTATTCGCCGTCGATGTGCTTGTTGTCAAGATACGTCGAGTGATGAATGAAAACATCAGACTGATCTCTGTCGAAAAACTTCTTTTTAATCCAGTGCTCGATATGGATCGGGTTAAACGACAGGATTATCTGCTTGTAGTGCTTCGTTGCACCCCGCAGTCTCAGGTCAAGCTGGTCAAAGTCTAGCTCATTGCATTCTGACGCCTCTTCAACCCATATCGAAGTAATGCCTTCAATCGATTTGAGTTTTTCAACGTCATCCAGGCCAACAAACAGCAGTGTATTGCCAAACAGTTCTATGGTCTTGTCCGTTTTGTTGATCTTCGCAAGGCTACTCATTCCCCACGCGTCGATCTTTGCCAGCATCAATGCCCACACTGAGTTTTTCAGTGTCGATGCCACTTTACGGACAATCAGTATTTTATGACCTTGCTCTGACGATATTCTGAATACCGTTTTTTCAGCAATGGCGTGAGACTTTCCAGACCCAGCGCCACCATAGACAATCTCGTATCGTGACCGATCGTTAAACAGGCATCGGTGTTTCGGGCTGATTGACCAGTCCAAATACGCTTTTGCGTGAAGACTGAGCTTTGGCGGCATCCCGGTCATTATTCGCCCTCGATCCAGTCGGGCTTGTCAGCGATCACGGGGATGATGCGATCTTTCTGGCGGTTATCTTTTTCGTAGGCCCCCAATGCGCGACCGATAGAATCCTGCGCCGCCGTCTTGCTGTGCAGCTTCACTTTTTTGATTTCGTATTCTTCGGCGTCATCGCCTCTACCAAACACACGAGTTTCGGTATCTATACTGGCAATTGCTGCCCTGGCATCTGGGCTCATTGCAGATAATGGCTTGAGAGAGCCGTCCTCGGCGTATATGTCCAGCGGGTCGGCATAGGCAATCCGGGCTTGTTCTCGCATCCACCGCTCAAGCGTCACATCAGCAGCTTTTGCCGCTCTGTCGCGCAATTCTTCCACCCTTGAGGAAATCTTGAGGCTGGCAGCTTCAACGCTTGCAACCTCGTTCACAGACTTTGCTGTCATTCCAGAACAGTTGTAGGCGCTACGGTAAGCATCGCTCAAGCTTTCCTCGGTGATGATGGCTTGGGCAAATGCCTCCTGCTTGTTTGTGAGTCCAGTCATGCGTTTTTCGTCGAAGTGCCATAGCAAAACAATGAAACCCGCATTCCTACTTGAATCAGATTCTTATAACCCCGTGATTTCGAGCATATTTCACGCCTCACAATGATTAGCCTCATATTCATCAGGATCAAAAGACTTGACTCTGACTTTTATGCTGGTCATATCGCGTCTTGGAACATCCGGCAATGGCGTCGGATTCGATTTATATGGCTTTTTCGCCTCTTCCGCGCCTCGGATTATCCGTCTCTGCAGCGCTTTTGATTTGCTTACTCTGGCCTTTCTTTCTTTTTCCTCATCGGCTTTTCGCTTTAAAGGTTTGTTCAATTTTCGACCCAGTCGATCAAGGATCTTCTTCCTCGGTTTGCCGTTGTAGACAACATTCCAAATTGGACGCTCTGATTCTATTGCGTGTTTTTCCGCTAATTCTGCATCTTCCCTGCTTTCGTAATTCTCGATTGTGATTTGTGTGACACTGGCGTACCAAGATGAGCTAGATTTGTGCTGCACCAGCCTCGTTAAAACGCTCAAGGAAACGCCGACATAAAGCAATGTTCCTTCGGAATCAAAATGCCTATAAAGCTGATGCAATTCACTCATTTGAAATTTCTCCATAATTCCCATAAATCTCATCAACACTAACCAGCCGCCTGTTCTCGGCAATGTCCTGCATATGCGCCGCACGATCAGCGTCACTGATGCCCTCTAGCCGTACATCACCGTTTATTGTGCGCATTGCCGGATGATCCCCCTCTCTCACAACCTTGCCCTGCTCATCTTTCACAATGACGTTAACCAGCCCCTTGTGCTCATCCACCGTGAAACAATCGAACCGCTCCACGCCATCAACCATCACGCGGATTTCTGATTTGTCCAGATCCGGCATATACCCGATATCTCGCTCAAGTACGCTGATCCGGATCTTTGGCAGGCCTGTTTGCATGTTATTCATCGTCGATTGAACATAGTTCTGGGTTAGAAGCGGTTTCTATTGGGTACTTGCGCTGCCTATGGTAATGAGGGAATTTACTGTTAAAGCATCTACGTCTAACAGTACTTCTATTAACCCCTAGCGCTGATGCAGCGTCAGCAAGGCTTCCGTAGCGCACCCCATTAGCAAGCCACCAGCATGACACGGATGTATTTTCTAAATTTTCCTTATTGGTTACCCACCGACAGTTTTCAGGCGAATAACTGCGCTCACCCATTAGTTCGTTATTTCTTCTATCTAGTTGCAATCCCTTTTTAAAGCCCGACCTATCCGCCCACTTGCAAAACTCCGTCGGACTATCTCTCCATTCTGGGCAGATTTGAACGCCTCTATCATGGTATCTAGGCGAATCCTGAGTTCCCGCCCTGCACCTTGCGCGCATAGACTGCCACGAGTTGTACGCGGGATGCTTTACGCAGCCATGTTTCGCTAATTCTTTCGACCTATTGCGGCCCAAGCAGCCACAGCTTTTTGTATATCCGTGTCTGACACTGGCCATCCGACGAATAACAGAGACCCCGCAATCGCACTTCATAGCCCACATTCTAGCTTTACGGCCGCTTGGAAAAGCAACCGGCTTGGCCTCGTTTACATATATCAGCCGACCATATCGATCGCCTTTTTCGACTACAATCTTATTGCCCATGATTCGCATATCTCCAAAGTCTGCGGTGATTGGGTGAAGTCCTGAGCAGCACGTTTTCAAGCCGTGCTGTTCAGGCATTAATTCACTGTTCATTTTAACAGCTCACTCATCATTAAGCGACTGACAAGGCTCGGGGTTTTCCGAGAATCGCACGGCCTTGACCGTTTCGATCCCGTTAACAATCGCATTCATGACGCGATGCCGGCCATCGAGTATTCCGCCATCCTCGCTCAAGATGATC